TATACTGCAGAAGAAATGCAGTTTGCGGCAATGCATCATGATCTAGGTAAAATGGGATTTCCGGGTGACGGTAATGAAGTATATCAAGTTGAAACTTCAGATTGGCATCGTAAGAATCAAAATAAAATGTATAAACACAATGAAAGTATTCCATTCACAATGGTGCCAGATCTTTCTCTTTGGCTGTTACAACAATATGATGTTAAAACGTCTTGGAATGAATATCAAGCAATTCGAATCCATGACGGAATGTATGATGATGCTAATAAGCCGTATTTCATAGCAAGATCCGCACAAGCTAAATTGAAAACCAATTTACCATTATTATTACATCATGCAGATCATATGGCATCTCAGATTGAATATGAACGTTGGAGAAATTTCAAACAAGCAACTCCAGCTCCAGTAGTTGAAAAGTCAAAAATGACAAAAAGTAACGGATTGAAGAATTTAGCAGATTCAAATCCAGATGTTGCACAGACATTGAATGACATATCTAGCATTTTCGGAGCATTTAACGAAGATTGATTATGATTATAGCACTTATATTTTTATTGATAGTAAGCATTGCAGTTGCAGGGTATTTAGGATATAGAGCCTATTATTTAGCTGGGTCTGTGGCTGATGCACAAGAATACATAGAAGAATTAGAAGTTACTAATACTTACATGTATACACGAATTGTAGATTCATACAATACAATGCAAGAGATAGATCGTTTAGGATCTTTCGAAGCCGAAGATGAAGCAGGAACCACATTCAAATTGCTTTTGCAAACAATAACCGAACTTAAAGAAACATTCGATGGCGAAGCGAGCGAAGAAAAAAAGTAACAATTACTTTACCAAAATAACGGATTTAGCAATTTCAGCATACAATCGAATTGAAGAAGATTCTATTAAACGTGAAAAGATATATCGACGATTCATATATCCAGCTTTCATGAAATTAACAGAAAACTTAATCAACAAAGTAAAACCTACTTACATTGATTCGTCATTTCAAGATTTACAAACCGATTTAGTTACATTCTTAACCGAACGTTTAAGAAAATTCAATCCAGAAGCTGGAAAAGCATATTCTTATTATACTAGAACATCATTTAATTATCTAATTGCTGAAAATCAAAAAGCATATAGCAAATTAAAAAATGATAGAGAAGAATTGGATGTAGATGAACAGCGTAATGTGTTAATCGAAATACATAATGATGAAATGCAAGAAACGCTTCGTTATTTCATGGATGCATACGTTGAATATTGTTATGATAATTTGAATTACATTTTTACAAATCCAACAGATATTCACGTAGCCGATTCAGTTTTACATATTTTTGAAACTCGAGAAAACATTGAAGATTTTAACAAAAAAGCGTTGTATATCTTTATACGAGAACGTACGGGACTTGAAACTACTAATATTACTCGAGTTATCAAAACTCTCAAACAAATCTACGAAACTAAATTTCTTGAATATGAACAATCAAACTTCGTAAATCTGCCTTTTTGATATTTATATTAAAGGATTTGCGTTATGGACAAAAATGATGAACTATTCAAAGGAACTAGTTTTGCCGACTTAATGTCCGATGTTTATCATAATTCTAAAAAGAAAGATAGACAAATCAATCAATTGATTTCTCAGTTGCAACCGTTAATACGCAATGCATCTGATGCTACTGTCATTGTTCCGTTGATTAAAGAATATTTAGATGTTGCAGTTAAAAATGACGATCATCTAGTTAAATTAACTTCAATTGTACAACGATACATTTCTACCAAACAAACTATATCTGGTGCCGATGGTTTATTAAGTGATGAAGAAAAAGATCAACTTCTTAAATTAGCAGAAAAAACGATGACAGATGAATTGACGGACGAACTAGATTCATTTGATTCGGAAGATGTAGAATTGGAACAAAAAATTGCAATTGCTAAAACTAAGTTAGAAAAGGACGCTGATGCTTGATCAAGGCGTTATTAATTTTTACTATGGAGAAGTAATTGAAGACACGTCGATTACTTATAAGAGAAAAACTGATAATACTGACGTCAATGAATTATTTAAAATAGACGTTAAAATTTTTCAACAAAACAATGAAAAAATTATTAGTTGCAAACCAGCTTCTAGTAACTTAAAACAAATACCAATAATTGGCGAAACCGTATTGATATTTCAAGGATACGATCATACATCGACATATGAAAAGAAACGACGCCAATGGTATTATATGACTCCAATTGGTATTCAATCATCCATTAATTCTAATGTATTACCTATCAATTCGCAAGTATTTACGGCAGATACGGATGTACCAGAACGAGTTATTTCTTCATTACAGCCTTTTAAAGGTGATTTGTTATTTGAAGGACGTTGGGGTAATTCTTTAAGAATGAGTAGCACTATAACTACTATAGATCCATATGACCAAAAACCTACATGGAGTGGAACTACGGTAGGCGATCCGATTATTATAATATCAAATTCGCCAGAATCTATACCAGGTAAACAATTTAAAATTGAAGACGTTAAACAAGATGAATCGTCAATTTATTTAACTACTACGCAAAATATACCAACGTTACTTTTTGGAGAATCAAATAAACCAAATCCATTAACTTGTTTTTTGCCATCGGAATCTCAATATCAATCATCACAATGTATAGCAGTTGCAGACAGAATTGTACTAAAAGCAAAAACAGATATTGCAGTTATCGATTCTCCTAAAGCTATTATTTTAAATACAAAAGGTGAAGTTAAAATAGGTGCTGACGATGCTACGGAATCTATGGTGCATGGAGATGAATTATTAAGTATACTTCAAAAAATAATCAATCAACTAAATTCGCCGATATTATGCGGAACTATGGTAGGGACATTTATTGATAAATCGAATGCAGTTAGTGCACAAACTCAACTACAAAAATTATTAAGTTCTAAATATTTCATAAAGAAACAATCATATTAAGGATAAGTTATGAGTGCAATAGTACCACCATTAGATTTTATACCAAAGCTTCCGGCAAAAGCTGTTAGTGTTGCGATGAAACAGATTGATAAACAAACGGATAAATTGTTACAAGATGTATCAAAAACTGTACAGGATTCTGTAAAATTACCAGTTGATGTGAATTGCGATGATCCACGAGTTCAACAAATTAAAAAACAATTATCTGATATTCAAACACAAATTACAGCTGTTCAAACGACAATTCCTAAAATACAACAAACTATCAATAAAATTCAATCGGCTGTAAAAGTTGCCGTTGCAATTAAAAATTCAATTGCAATTGCACAGCTATCTAATCCAGTAACTGCTCCATTATTTATAGCAACGCAATTAACGGCAATACAAGATGCTACTATAGTTAATGCATTATCTAGTTTAGAACAATTTTCAACAGTGCCTGCTTCTATAACATCAAAGTTACAAACAATATCTCCACCATTAGTTGCGAGTCTTGCAAAAATTTCAGCTATATGTAATGGAGATGTAGATGCATTATCATTGCCGTCCGGATCATTAAGTAGCACTACTACAAATGCAGATGGTACTATTGATTATAATGATTTAGTTCCTACTGAATTTTATAAAGATATCAACGTATCTGAAAGTGATTTACAACAAAGATCCGATACTATAGAACAATTATTAGAACAACAACAAAATTTATTAACATCGTTACTGGAAGCTCCTAGTAAAGTATATCAAGAAGCTGGCATACCTTCTACAAATTTAGGTAAAGTTGGAGATTACTACATCAATATAACTAATAATAAAATTTACGGACCGAAGCCTACAGCAGATGCATGGGGAGACCCCGTAAATTTATAACTACAATATTTATATAAAAAAAGTACATATGGATTCAAAAACATTTGCAACAATAATTCGTAAAGTTATTCGTGAAGAAATACGAATGGCAATCAAGCAAGAACTTACTGAAATCTTGCAAGAAGGACTGCAAACTACGATTAATGAAATGAAAGGCACGTCGAAACCAGTTTCTAAAACGGTTATGCCTCCAAGAAAAAAATCAACCGCAGTATTTACAGATACGCCGTTTGCGGATATTCTTAATGAAACTGAACCACTTCGCGAAAATCAACCAATGAGTAATTTTCGAGATATCATGTCTGAAGGAATGGATGAAATTAGAATGACATCTCGAGATGCGATGGGATTCGGCGCAATGCGTCAAAACATGATGCAACCAACTGCAACTCCTAAAGTAATGGAAGATCCAGAAACTGGAAAAGTTTATGAAGTTAAACCTGAAGTTGCTGCAGCAATGACACGTGATTATTCTGCGTTAATGAAAGCAATTGATGCTAAGAAAGGAAGATAATGGGATATAAAATACAGCCTGTTAATGATACTCAAACTAGTGATATTGCATTAGGTGTTGAATCAAATTTTAATGGTTCTGCTGTATTTGTGCCTACATATTCTTCGGCAAATGCTGCGATGAGTAATTTAAAGAATTTGTTACTAACTCGAGTAGGAGAACGTTATAATAATCCTACATTTGGTACAAAATTACTAGATATAATATTCGAACCAAGTAATGATTTTTTAAAACAAGATATTAATGAAATTATTTCAGACGCAGTTAATCGGTGGATACCAGAAATTAATTTAATTTCAATTGATAGTAAAACTTCATATGAAGATCCAACAATTGCAAATGATGTTCAAGTTAGTATAACATTTGCATTGAATGGCGATCAAACGTATAAAATGAATATAAATGCTAATGAAAATGGTACGTTGAATGTACAGCAAGTATTAGAATATAGAGGTTAATCATGAACGTAAAAAAAGATGTAACATACATAAATAAGGATTTCAGTCAGTTTAGAAAAAACTTAATTGATTTTACTAAACAGTACTTTCCAAATACTTATACTGATTTTAGCGATTCATCACCAGGTACTTTATTCATTGAATTAGCTGCATACGTTGGCGATGTGTTATCATACTACACGGATACTAATTTAAAAGAATCATTGTTGGAACAAGCAACGGAACGAACAAATATATATGATATTGCACGTTCGTTAGGTTATTCGGCGAAAAATGCAGTTCCTGCATATGTTACGATGGATATATTTCAATTAGTTCCATCTATAGGTACGGGTACGTCAAATCGTCCTGATTACACGTATGCATTATCAATAAAATCTGGAATGCAGATAAAACAAAATAATGGTGCTGCGATATTTAGAACATTAGAATCTGTTGATTTTAAATATTCTTCTTCCATCGATCCAACCGAAGTTACTGTATATCAGACCGAT